GACTCTGATGAAGAAGATGAGCCTATTTACCACCGCAGAAAAGTAGAGTACTACTAAGGAACAATATGAGCATTGAACAATCATTGAGCCAAGCTCCATTAGGTTTAAACGCTTTAGAAATGGATGACACCCCCGCAGTTGAGATTGAGATCGTCAATCCCGAAGGCGTAAAGATTGGTATGGATGGCATGGAGATTGATTTAATGCCAGAGACCGAGGGTGAAGACTTCAACGACAACCTCGCCGAGTACATGGACGAGGGAGAACTTCAAAAGATTGCCAGCGATTTGATTGGCATGGTTGACCAAGACATCAACTCCCGTAAAGACTGGGTAGAAATGTATGTCAAAGGTCTAGACGTACTGGGAATGAAATATGAAGAAAGAACGGAACCTTGGCTTGGAGCTTGTGGAGTCTTTTCTACTGTCCTCACCGAGGCCGCTGTTCGGTTCCAGAGTGAGACTATCATTGAGACGTTTCCTGCTCAAGGCCCGGTCAAGACGGAAATCATTGGTGCTATCGACAAGCTTAAGGAAGAAGCTGCGGAGCGCGTCCGTGACGATATGAACTATCGCCTTACAGAAGGAATGCCTGAGTATCGACCAGAGCATGAACGCCTTCTGTATTCCTTGGGTCTTGCTGGCGCTGCCTTCAAAAAGATCTACTACGACCCCACAATGGGCCGTCAGGCTGCGATCTTTATTCCAGCTGAAGATGTCATCATCCCCTATGGTGCATCTAGCGCCATGACTTCCGAGCGTGTGACTCACATCATGCGCAAAACGAAGAATGATATTAAGAAATTACAAGTTTCAGGCTTCTATCTGGACAAAGATCTTGGCGAACCTCTTCAGTTCTACACCGACGTAGAGAAGAAGAAAGCTGAAGACCAAGGCTACAACCTCAATGATGATGACCGCTACCAGATCTATGAGATCCATGTAGATTACGACCTCCCCGGTTACGAAGATGAAGACGGTATCGCTCTTCCTTACGTCATCACCTTGGAGCGCGGTACAACAGAGATCCTTTCTATCCGCCGTAACTGGGCAGAGGAAGACAAGCATCGCCTCAAACGCCAGCACTTTGTGCAATACACATACGTGCCCGGCTTTGGGGCTTATGGTTTAGGTTTGATTCACCTGATCGGTGGATATGCCCGTGCAGGCACATCTTTGATCCGTCAGCTGGTAGACGCAGGTACGCTGTCTAACTTGCCCGGAGGTTTGAAGACCCGAGGTCTTCGTATTAAGGGTGACGATACGCCAATCCAACCCGGTGAGTTCCGTGATGTTGACGTTCCTAGCGGATCAGTTAAAGAGAACATCATGGCTCTGCCATACAAGGAACCCTCACAGGTTCTGCTGGCTCTGTTGAATCAGATCACAGACGAAGGCCGCCGCCTTGGCTCAATCGCAGACATGAACATCAGCGATATGAGTGCCAACGCGCCAGTCGGTACAACCTTGGCATTACTTGAGCGTCAGTTGAAGACCATGAGCGCGGTGCAGGCTCGTGTTCATTATTCAATGAAGCAGGAGTTTAAACTGCTTAAGGAAATCATTCGTGATTACATGCCTGCGAGCTATGACTACACGCCTGTGTTTGGTACGCCTCAAGCTAAGCAGGAAGACTATGACATGGTGGATGTTATCCCCGTGTCAGATCCTAATTCAGCCACGATGGCCCAGCGGATCATGCAGTACCAAGCAGTCATTCAGTTGGCTCAAGGTGCTCCACAGATCTACAACTTGCCTCTCCTGCACCGCCAAATGATTGAAGTCTTAGGTGTAAAGAACGCAGATAAGTTAGTGCCTATTGATGATGATATGACACCACGTGATCCTGTGTCAGAAAATATGGCTTTCTTGACTGGCAAGCCCACTAAGGCGTTTATCTACCAAGATCATGATGCTCACATCGCAGTCCATACATCAATGATGCAGGATCCAATGGTCATGGGTCAAATGGGCCAAAACCCAATGGCTCAACAAATGCAAGCAGCCATCATGGCCCACGTTGCTGAACACGTTGCATTCCAGTACCGATCTAAGATTGAACAGCGTCTTGGCGCTACGCTTCCCAAACCAGACATTGAGATGCCTGAAGATGTGGAAGTTCAGCTGTCTAAGTTGGTTGCTCAAGCTGCGGCTCAGTTGCTCCAGATTGATAAAAACCAAGCCGCTCAACAACAAGCCCAGCAACAGATGCAAGATCCAGTTGTTCAAATGCAACAAGCAGAGTTGCAGATCAAGCAGCAGGATGCTCAAACCAAAGCCCAGAAAGTTCAGGGCGATCTGGCAATCAAACAGGCAGAGCTTCAACTCAAAGCGCAGCAAATGCAGAAAGCTCAAGGAGAAGATCCTGCAGTGGCAGCACAGCGCCAGCAGCAAGAAATCGCTATGGAAGCCATGAAACATCAGGCTGATATGCGCCGAGCCGAGCAAGAACACCAACAGTCATTGGCTCACAACCAACAGACTCAAGACTTGCAGGCAAAACAACAACTTCTTCAGATGTTATTGAACGCGAAGAACCAACCGAAAGGTAAATGATGAATCCACTGCTTGAGAGTTTAAACAAGAAGCTTGAAGAACACATCAAGCAGTTGGTTCAGATTGTCAGTGAGGGTGGTGCGAAATCCCACGATCACTACAAAGAACTGTGCGGGACGATCCGAGGTCTGCAAACCGCGCAGTACGAACTTGCCGACCTCGTGCGAAAAACGAAAGACAATGACGATGACTGAATTTGATGTCAAAGCGGTTGATCTCTCCGGATTGCTTAATACATCCGTAGAAGAAAAAGCCAAACAAGTGCCCGATCCGGCCACTTACCACCTCCTCTGTATGCTTCCCAAAGCAGAAGAAGAGTTCAGCGAAACAGGGATTCTTAAATCTGCAACTGCGATGTACCACGAGGAGCTTCTTTCCCCCGTGTTATTTGTAGCCAAGATTGGCCCCGATGCATTCAAAGACCCAGCCCGATTCCCTTCTGGCCCGTCCTGTAAGGTGGGAGACTTTGTGTTAGTACGTCCTAACACGGGAACCCGCATGAAGATTCACGGTACAGAGTGGAGATTGATTAACGACGATTCGGTGCAGGCTGTTGTGCAAGACCCTCGTGGTATCCAACGCCCAACTTAAGGAGTAAATCATGGCTGAAATTGAAAAAGTTGAATTTGAATTTCCCGATGAAGCTGAAGACAACCTGAATAAGGGTGGCAAAGTTCAAGAGGAAGAAAAAGAAGATAAACCAGAGATTGAAGTCGTTGACGATACCCCGGAAGAGGATCGTTACCGCACTCCAATGAATGAACCACCTCAAGATCCTACGGAAGAAGAGCTGGCAACCTACTCTGAGAGCGTAAAGAATAGGTTTAAACACTTCACCAAAGGCTATCATGAAGAGCGCAGAGCCAAAGAAGCTGCTCAACGTGAGAAAGATGAAGCTCTAAAACTTGCTCAGGCAATGTTTGAAGAGAACAAAAAGCTTAAAGGTTCCGTCAATCAAGGGCAGACCGTCCTCTTGGAACAAGCCAAGAAGGTCATTAACTCCGAGATTGAGGAAGCTAAGAGACTTTACAAGGAGGCTTACGAGTCTGGGGATGCTGATAAGTTGTTGGAGGCTCAGGAAGCACTCACTACAGCTCGGATCCGCGCAGATAAAGTAAATAATTTTAAGCCTGCCCCTTTACAGGAGCCAGAAACTCCTGTACAAATCGCACCACAACCTCAACAAGTTGCACCCGTTGACGAAAAACTACTTGCATGGCAAGACCGAAATCAGTGGTTTGGAAGCAATAAACGGATGACTTCATACGCTTTAGGGCTGCATGAAGAACTTGTAGAGAGTGGTATCAGGGTTGGCAGTGATGAATACTACCGTCGTATTGACACTGACATCCGAGAAAGATTCCCTGACCAAGTTGGAGCCGGGGAGTCCGTTGATGCGAAACCTCAACGTACCAAGTCCAATGTTGTTTCGCCTGCCACACGTAGTACAGCGCCAAAGAAAATCGTACTTACGCAGACGCAAGTGAATCTCGCCAAGCGGTTGGGAGTTCCGTTGGAACTGTACGCCCGTAAGGTTGCTGAAGAAATGAGGAAATGAAAATGGAAAAATCTGCTCGTACAGGTCGTGATCTTTCAACCCGCGAAGTTGCGGAACGTCCAAAACAATGGATGCCTCCAAAACTCCTACCTGATCCCAATCCGGAGGAAGGTTATGCGTTTCGCTGGATTAGGATTTCGTCCCAAGGTAAAGATGATGCCACGAACTATTCCTCAAAGCTTGCCGAGGGCTGGGAGCCTGTTAAAGCTTCTGATCATCCCGAGATTCGTCTGTTCAATGCTGCGGCTGCGAAATTCCCAGACAGTATCGAGGTAGGTGGTCTCTTGCTTTGCAAAACACCCGTGGAGTTTACTCACCAGCGTAATGCGTATTACAGCCAACAAGCTGAGGCGCAGATGCAGTCT